GAATCATATACGGTAATAGCATTGACTACCGACATTGCTTTATCTGGCTCTGGGAATCCCTTTTCGGATTCTACTTCAATATCTAAATTCCAAATACGAATTTTAGAGATATCATAATCAACATCTCCTTTCCATTCTTTACAGGTATATTGAAGTGTGAAATTATCATTACCGTGAATACCAAATCCATCAACATTTTGATATTGCTTGATAAACTCTCGGGTTTGCTTAATATTGCCTGGCGACATCTTAAATACAGGTCTGTCATCCAACGTACGGTAAGGAGTATCACCCTTCTTACCTTCAACAAACATCGTAGGTTGAAAGTCATCCCGTCTGATGAAGTCGTTGCCTGTTTCAGCATTCACGCCTCGAACAAGAACCTTATTACCAAGTGTACCTACATAAGTGTAAAATCTCATAATACATATATTATACTACAAGTCGGGGTCATTGTCAAGTTCTTCCACAATATTATGACCAACTCCTTCGCCTTGACATTGTTTTGTAATCGGATTCCACCAGCCACCATCAGTACATCTTGCGTGTGTGTTTCTATCTTCCGCTTTTAGTCTTGTGACCGACTTTTCTCCCTTCTGTACTATGGTTGGAGTTGTCTTGAACCCCACTTCTTCATCAGTAGCAAATCTAGGCAATTCTTCAGTTTCTAATTTTATTGGTGCCGCCATTGGCATTCGAGTTGCTCTTTTTTCTCCTTCTTTTTCACCACAATAAGGACAAAAATATCCATTGTCGTCTAAACTTCTTGAATCTTTACCCGTATTAATCATCGTCCAATCGTGTAAACAATATTCACATTCATACTTCAATATTTTTAATTCAGTTATCGCCATTTATTTCTCCTGGATAATGTAAATATGTTTTAATCATATACTTCGTATTACTTATAGGTGTAATAGCAGAGTGTGGAAAACCAAACCAAGACGGAGTGATTGCTAATCTACCAGCTACAGGTTTTACTTTTAAGTTAATTGTTTTAAAAGAAGTTTCTCCTCCTTCTTCTACAGTATTGAGATAATACAACATCATAAGCATCCGTTTGGATGTATGTTCGTCAATGGCATCAATATGTTCTTTATAAAAATGTATACCTGGATCATATCGGTGCATTCTCCATTGTTCAAGCGTAATTATATTGAAAAATAATTCCTCTGGATATCCACTCGCTATCAAATCGCTTTTATATCGTTTAAATGAGGAAGCGGCGTGTTTATTCAATACCTCCATTATGGCAGCCCACTCAGAAGATTCTGCGGCCCGTTTCGTGCAATTCATTTCAATTGCATTACGAAACTCTGGATCTGGCGTACGAGGAATACCTATTGTTGACATTTGCTGATGTTCTTTATCAGTTTCAAAGGCATTTATAATTATACCACAAAATTTATCTGATAAATTATGCTCATATATTCTGACGAAATCTGTTAATTTATCCATTAGAAAGGTATGTCTTCAGATTCATTAATTGGCACGCCCCTATAATCAAGAGATACATTTTCCTTTGAAAGTGTATCTTGAAACTGATAAATAGCTTTTTGTATTGTTAAATATTCTCGTGCGGCATCGTGGAGACAATCGTGATGAATAAATCCTTCAGGCTCTACGCCCATATCCCAGACATCACGTCCGAGTAATGTTAATACAACTGTTTTTGAATCGTGGATATTCCAGAAACGCCAGGGGAGTTCGGTTGCTTCGCAACCTTCTGTAATACGAAAGAGGTCGTGGAGAATGCCAAAATCGAAGTGGGAACCTCGTGAATAGACTTTTACTGTATGAGTATCTACATCGTGGTTGGTCAGCCAAGAAATCATATCTTCTCGTAACTTCGACCAGTGCATATCTTTGGGGGAGGGTTTTAGAATATGTTGTGCGGCTTTACCTTGCTGGCCCCACCATTCAAGAGTATCTTTGTAGATTTTTCTTCCAGCATCGACTTGACTCTTGACATCGAGTTTGGCATAATAGCCATTGTCGATTAATTCTTTGAATGTATAATCTTCGGTAGAGTCAACTGCGACCATACCAACTGATAAAATTACACAATTATTGACACTTCCGAGAGTCTCAATATCTAATATCACCGTATCTTTCATAATTTTTCACTTTCACATAATATTATAACAGAAACAAATCAATTAGTCAAGTGCTTTTATGTATTTTTCTACATATGCTTTTGAGTGTTTACGTGCTTCCAGTAATGCGTCCTTGACTTCTTGTTTTGACCCACCGAAATATGCTACGGCGTGTCCTTCTTCTATTAATCGTTCATTTACGTTTATATCGGTGAATTCTGTTTCGTTTGAAGGTCCGTCTCCTTGTTTTATAAACAACTCTCCGAGTACACGTCCATACTTACCTGTTCCGTGTGATTGAAGAGTAAATACATTACCGTTACTCTCCAACATTTCGGTCAGTCTGTATTTTGCACCAAGACCATATCTCTTTTCTGTGAGATCCCGAGTACGTGATTCTGGAGTATCAATACCCATAAATCTGATTCGTTTATCAACGTGTACATTAAATCCTAAATCTATGTAAGCATCAATGGTATCCCCATCTACAATTCTTTTCACTTTTGCTGTATATTTGTACATTATCTTCTTTCTTTATTATCTATTTTAGGAAAATGGTGTTTCATTTTAGCAGTGGTTGCTTTAAGATATGGATCATCAGTCTTGCGCCGATTGCGATGATGAATTTCATCTATGTCTATTATGGGATCATATCCCAACGGATCTAAAAACATTTTCCGATTTTCATTTTGTATGTGTTTCCATACTAATCTGTTACCGGCTATTTCTTTATCTGCTTCCTTGTCCTCGATATTTTTTCCAACTCTTTCTTTTGCATTTGTTTGTGGGACGAGAATTTTTAGATTTTCCAATAGAAGTTCGTTTTGGTATTGTCTGCCTTTTCTTATTAACTTTATTCCACGTTGATGATGCCATTATTTTTATATTTCCTTTTGTGTTATAATAAAAAAGAGTAATTGGGTAGAGCTTAGACTATCCCGAAAGACGGCTCTTGCGTGGGCACTCTCGCCCCGATTAGCAAGCTAGCCATTCTACTCCCTCACCCGATGGCACGTTACCGTTGGTCTTATTGGAGGGGCCTATTACCTTCATCTAAGTAAACACTTACTCGCACTCAGGTAAAAGTCCGTCTCTTTTCCCTGGCTTTAGTGTCGTTTACCCAAATACTCTTATCTCTTAGTATACCCAACTAACAAAAGAATATCTAGTTCCTTTTATCAGAGGAGTAACTTTATGTGGATACATAAAACTTGAAGGAAATATCAATAAATTTCCTTTATTTGCGTCTATTTTCTTATCTTCACATATAATTAAATCTGCTCCTTCATAATCATTATTCAGAAAACCTATAAGACTAAGAAAAGGTACACCTGTTACTTCGCCTTCTAATACAGAGTTAACATTATCCCAATGTTTCATCATTCCTTGACCTAAGGAATATCGATTAAATTTTATTCCACTATATCCTGTCCATCCACGAAACCAATCAAAGTTTAAATATGACAAATATTCCACTAAAACGTCTGGAATTTTTTTCATCATTTCGACTTCAATTTTATCAATTTCTGGTTGAAGAATTTTATTACTGAGCATATTAAAATCTAGCAATTCTGATTCTTTCTGTAAATCTTCTAATGCTACACCAGCTACCTCTAGAGACTTCAACTTCCAAGAAACCTTACTCAATATATCTATAGTATGATCACAAAAATCATCTTCCAAAAAATTCTCTTTGAGGAAAATATAATCTTCAATATTTTTATTCAACTGACAATTCTGTTTTTGTTTCTATAATCTGCGATTGCTGATTTAATAGCATCTTCCGCCAATACAGAGCAATGAATTTTGACAGGGGGAAGAGAAAGTTCTTCCACGATGTGTGTATTCTGAATCGTGCTTGCTTCATCAACAGATTTACCCTTGATCCATTCAGTCGCCAGAGAAGAAGATGCAATCGCAGATCCGCAACCGAACGTTTTAAATTTGGCATCAATAATATTTTCATTTTCATCTACCTTTATTTGTAGTTTCATAACATCGCCACACTCGGGTGCCCCCACAAGACCAGTACCAACAGAAAGATCATCACGATCCAAACTTCCCACATTTTTGGGATTTTCATAATGCTCCATTACTTTCTCAGAATATGCCATATTATTTCTCTATTGGTGCTATGTCGGGATAAGGCCAGGAATGCTTGGCAACTTCAATCGCCGATTCTGCCTCTTTTTCTTTTCTATGTTCTTTTAACGTAGTGATATATTCACTCATTTCATTCAGATCCTCATTTGTTAAATAAGGAAAGAAACTGTTAATGGTTCTTACCATATTCTCGTGAGAATATAACATCTTCTTTTTGTTAATATATATCTCTATATTTTCTTCTGCCATCCTATCTAGTCAAAGAAAGAATTTTGCTTATTTGAGCATCTAATACTGGTGCTCTTCCAGGCCAGTGAATATACGCTTTGTCAGGATTACTCTTTAAATTTTTCAGCAATGGAATTATTAATTTTTCCAATGCTTTAAGTTTCTTAGCTTTGTAGTCTTCAAACTCAACTTTTTTTGCTTCCAGTTCTGCTTCCGCTGCCTCTTGCCGTGACAGTAGGTCAGCTAGATTGTTATTGATATCACCGAAATCTACTTGACCGTCACCATCAAAATCTAATTCTCGTACCTCATTTACTTGAGTTTCTATTGTGTCAAGTTTATCAGTAATGCTACTCAAATCTACATTCACTTCTGGAGCATTAACCGTGGTTTCTTTAGCAAGAATCTTAGCCTGATTTCCCACAATCACATCCAGTTTATCTTCTAGAGGTGACAAGTCTGGCATATCGCCAGCGGTGAGAGCATCTACTTTTTCAAGTGCAATAATTTGATCTAGTTTATTTTCAAGTCCGCTCAAATCAACATCTGCTTCAGTGGTGTTGGTCACTCCCTCTGCAGGAATTAATGCTAAGATTGCATCTAGTTTTTGTGAAATAGGTCCTAAATCGGACGATATTGCTTGTGTCGTTTCTTTAACAACGGTGGCGCTATCGGCTTCGTCTGTATCAGAAAAGGAAAATCCCCAATCAAACTCTGCTTCTTCTATCGAACCATCTTCCGTTTCTATATCTGCCATTATATTTCTCTACTTTGTGTTTATTTGTTCTTGTTTCGATTTACTTGAAAATAGTGCATTAAAAGAAACACTTCTTCTTTCCCCTATTCCATCTGCTGTACGAAAAGGATATACAAGATGTAGCTGGGATGATGGAAAAATAAAGAAATCTCCCACCTCTGGATTAAGTGTCATAAATGGTGTTCCCCAAACCGAATCATTTCCAACATTATTGATGAATGTAATTGTGCCATCCTCATTACGAGTTGGATTTCTACTAGGTAAGAAATCTGGAATCTTGAGATACATTACAGCCGCCACAGGAGCATTTGGATGTAGATGAATAGGCTGATATTCATTATCCTTTTGAGAAACAATCCACATATCTTTCATCTGAGTATACCATTCATCATCCAATATATTTTTCCTGTCTTCTTCATATGGGTTAACCTGTAATGTTTGTTGTATCACAAAATGTCTAACCGCCTCTAAAAAGAATCCAATTATATTTTCACGTTCTAATATCGATGGGTCTACTGAAAATTCATCATTCATTTGTCCTGAGCCACTCCTTTCCCAGTCTACATTTCCTTCACTACTTTCATTTACAACAATATCATCTGTAATTTTTATCATTTTTTCAAGAACAACTGGAGGTAGTACAGTCTTCATTACAAAAGTTGACCAAGGCTGTAAAAACTCAGCTTTCATCACAAAATCATCTCCTAAATCCAAACTCATTATATAAATCTCGTATTAATGTTTAACCCCTATATTATACTTAGGTACAAGTTGCCAATCAACTTTATCTTTAAATGATATAATCTTAAATTGACCAACATTTCCCATCGGGACTAGAAGATCAGGTTTTACTATTGTTAATAATTTCCATTCTTGTAGTAAATTTACAATAGCATTTCGTCTTTCAATATCTACTTTAGTTAAATTAGTAGGTTTGCCATCTAAAGCAAATAATTCTTTGAAGTGAACAATATAATACTGACCTTGCTTGTGAAGTATATGAGTAGATTGATATAAAATTTTATCTCGGTTAGATGCAACTCCCATTCGTGTAAGAGTTTCTTTAATCTTCAAAAAATCGTCATCCTCCTTAAATTTAATTTCTACCATATCTGTAGGAGACCATTCTACAATATAATCATCTACATTCTGATTTCCTCGAGGTTGCAATGTCATCAGTACCGCCTTTTGATAATTTGAGGCGAAGATTCTGAATTTCAGATTCAGAGAGAAGGTCTAAAACTTCCCTAGCCCTTTGTTCATTATAATTATAATACTCTTTAATGAGTCCAAGATCCGATGATGGTACAGTCGCTTTAGCCCATTTAGACCATCGTTTCTTTTTTCTCAAACTATTTATATAATAGTCATATTGAAGCAAAGGGTCTAACTGCCAATTGACATTCATTTCATTGACATACAAAATGGTATCAATATTCATACTCAAGGCACGATTAATGATGAAACATTTTCCGCCATATTCGTCCTCGTCTATATCACCCGTACGGATTAAATTAGTATGTCCGTGATTGATATCGGGTATAATTTCTTTAAATAAATCAGCCAAGTTTAGGGGGTCCTATATTCGTGTTAACGTTTGCAACAGGTGGAGGTGCTTGTGGTTTACCAAGATAAAATGTATCTAATAAATTTTCGACAACTTCGATGGTGGTCTGTCCAGCAGGATGTTGCATACAACGTCCATTCTTAAAAAAATATGTTTGTGGATGTTGACCAACTGGAAATGTCATAGACTCCGTAATTTGATAAATGTCAATTCCTTTAAATCTGTCTTGTGCAAAGACTGGTTTCAATACTTCTGGTAAGAAAACGTCACAAATAGGACAAGAGGCTCTAGTGTGTATAAACACAACATCTCCACCTTTGTCGATAATTTTTCTTGCTTTCTTCTCTGTTACTACTGGAAAATATTCTCCCATTTACTACTCCTTTACAAATGTTCCTTGTGATGTCAAATGACCTTTGCGATCTTTAATTTCATTATACGCACTTTCAATACATTTGTCAAGTGAAATCTTACTCACTTTACAAACTCCCCGTAAAGTTACGTATATATCTCCGATAGCATCCATAATATCATCTTCGTTACTATGATTTATAGCATCAAGGAGTTCGGTAGTTTCTTCTAAGGTTTTAATGGCTTGGGCCATAGCAGTTCCGTTTTCGGTAATGCCTCTGTCATCCATCCATTTATCAATTTTATGATCATAAAGTATTTTATTAAATGTATCACTCATTTTTCCACTCCGCTTCTACCATCACCTCAGTTAAAAAGGCGACTAAATTAATTTCTGCATCCTGCACGAAAGCCTGTTTATATTGATAGTCCGCAATCAAGAGAACTACCGGTGGGATGCTTTGCGGTTGTAAAAACCGATGCATCTGGTCGTAAATCTGGCGATATATAGCAATGGGATCTGTATCAATATGGTCGACAACCCATTGTCTCATACCAGTAAAATCTTTATTTTTTAACATCGACATCAAACTATCGATATTGGCTTCACCTATTCTAGCTAGGATTCCATTATCAACGACTCCACCAGATGCGTATCTTTGAAGTTCGTTTAATGTCCTACGCATATCAGGAAAGTGTCGTTTGATCAATTCAGCAAGAGCTGGCTTACTTTCAATCTTAACCCCTTCTTTATCAAGAATGCCGATAATCCTATTCATAAACTCGCCCATCAGAGGCGGTAATTCTTTCTTGCTGACTCTAAAATCTATATATGTAGTCCTAGAATGAATCGGTTCGATAATCTTATCCTTGAAATTACAAGTTAAGATGAACCTAACGTTTTTGGAAAAGTGTTCTATGAAGCCACGTAGAGCAGGCTGAAACGATTGTGGATTAAGATAGTCTGCCTCATCTAATATAACACACTTCTTACCACCATCAAAGGAGACAGTGGAGGCGAACGTGGAGATATCATTTCTCAACGTGTCAATATTTCTATCAAGTGATCCGTTGATCACTAACGTAGTATAACCTAATTGTTCGCAAAGGGCTTTCGCAACGGTTGTCTTGCCAGTTCCTGCTGTTCCACTCAACAAAAGATTTGGCATATCACCTTCAAGTAAAAACTCCCGAAATGTATCTATCAAAGAATCTGGTAGAATACATTCCTCAACTTTCTTGGGGCGATATTTTTCTACCCATAGAAAATCTTCACTCATAAGTTGAATCCTGTTCTAAAGCAATCCAATAAGTTATTTTACCATCCGAAGAAGTCAATTTTGAAATCTTCTGGGCTGAAATTTCAACATCATAATCACCCGGTAGCAACTTCATACGTTCAGTCAAAAAGTAAAACTTGAAGTCAGACTCACCTTTATAGTCGCCGAGATTAACACCAAAGGTATTTGAAGTATCATTACGTTTATCAAGAACTTCGGCAACAAGTGTGGAAGTTATTGAAGATCGTATAAGCAAATCAGGAACTGCTAATGTACCAGTTGCTCGTTGAAGTTTGTCTAAGGTGGCGGCACTCAATTTAAATTTAACTTCACTTGACGGCATATCAATCTTGGAAGTTGGATATACGATAATTTCTTTATCCGCATACCAGTACATCGTAACTGAATTTTCATCCTTGATTTCAGCATATTTCTCGCCGAATTCAATTTCTGGATCATCGAATAATGACAGCGTGGAAAGAAATTCGTTGAGATCATATATTGCAAAATCTTCACCGTTGGAAGATTTAAAAGTCTCGGATACTGTGGCAGAACCCAAAACATTCTTTTGTACAGATACGGTATCCAATTGATTACCCTCTGTAAAGAGTATCGACTGATTGATTGAGGCGAAATTCTTCAAAACCTCAAGAGTTGTTTCACTTAATTTCATAATATTTTTCTCATTTAATTGTTAATACGACTATTATACACAATACCAACATCATTGTCAAGCGTTTAATTATTCATTAAATACCATTTTGATTCAGTACACGTAGGGCAAGTATCTTTTATCACAGGACATCCTGAGATACTGTTACATACATTATTCTTATACACTTCTCCCTTCTCAGAAACTCTAGAATAATGTCTAGTTCCGAGATATAATTCTGGTTCTGTTGTACAAATATCATCCGTATTGCTTATAGCAATCTGACATTCTTGTTTGGTTTGATATTCTTGGATAAGTTCATACGGTACACTATTAGCTGTAGCTGGTGCTCCAGTAAATAAGTACGAAAACATTGCGAATGTTGCGACTAAGATTTCCATTTAATCCTCCTTTTTTATTTCGCTTTTCAATTTTTCTATGTATACAGAAGCATCCATTAACTCTTCCTGAAGATGCTGTAGCCACTCTATAACTGATAGGTCTTTACGTTCAGTAGTCACCCCATATTTTAGTAATCCTTTTTCTGCTCTCCACCGGAGTTGCTCGACTACATTCTCTACGTTTCGGTCACTTTCCTCTCGGACCGTGGTGATAGTAGGACCCATTGCTTTTTCTAGCTTTTTTTTGAATTCATCTGATTCCATCCTGTCAGCATAAGTTTCCATCATATTAATCCTCCTTCTGGGATAATGATATCTGAAATATCTTTACCAGATTCCATAAGCAAATCCAAAAATCCGTACATATTTTCTGTATCTGGGAAACACAATTCTTCATCTTCTCCATCTTCTATCGGTATACTAATTATATAATCCATTGTCATTTTTCCTCGTTCTTTAAATTTGTGTAGGAATCTTCGGCCCCAAAGAGGAGTAAGAGACCGAAGAGTTGAATGAGGGGTTCAAACTACCCCACGGAGTTATTCGTTTGAATCAAAAGAGTGATCTTTGGATTCATCATCTTCCATTGAAGATGTATCCTCTGGTTCTTCCACTCCGACTCCAGCATCAATTTTTGCATAGAGACTCATAAATGATTCGCGGGTTTCATCATCGAAACGCTCGATTGCCATTTTGATTGCTTTGCCGCGATCTGCAAAAATTGAAAATGATTTCAGGATATCCACAAGGCGACGGGTTGAAACAATTTCATCAACTCCACCCTCATCGAATGTTTTCCTGATAATATCTCCCCACATTGTGAGATTAGGAATAAAACTGTCAGTAGATTCCGATTCGATTCCAAATCCCTTTGCGGCTTTGATGAGAATTTTTCTCTCAATCGCTTCGGAAGGATATGGCTGAAACATTGTAACAGAGAATCTATCAAGGAAGGCTTCATTCAGAACATTGGTTCCGATAAAACGTCCGTCATCAGAACCCTTACCTTTGGTATTGGCAGTAGCAATGATTGTGAATCCAGCATTTGGCTCAACCCATTCGGCACGTTTCTTAATAAAATAACCCTTTCCTTCGAGTACGGACTGAAGAGCCATTATCTTGTGAGAACCGAGATCAATTTCGTCTAACAGTAAAACTGCTCCACGTTTCATCGCTTCGATTACCGGCCCATACTGAAATACAGTTTCGCCGTTTACAAGTCGGAATCCACCAAACAAATCATCTTCATCCGTTTCAGTGGTAAAGTTTACTCGGATCATTTCTCGCCCGAGCATTGCACAGGTTTGTTCGATTCCAAATGTCTTACCGTTCCCGGACATTCCAGTTAAATAAACTGGGAAGAATAATCGGCTCTTCAAAATTTTCTTAATATCTCCAATGTTTCCCCAAGGAACAAAAGCATTGTCTACTTTAGGAATAAAAGATATTGTAGAATCTAGTGAGGCGGCTGAAGTTCTTTCGGCTTCGGCAACGATTGAAGTTACTGCTACCGCTTTCTGATGTTCAGAAAGTTCAGTTTCGGTCAGCGGAGAGATTGGATTCAGTACAATTTCAGCTACTTTATCTGGTGCTGAAACTTCTTCTGTTACAACGATTCGGCGAAGTACAGGACTTTCTGAAATTTTTTCGGCGTATTTACACGCTGATGGGATGGAAATATTGTAGGTCGCAGAGGCCGTGTCCATCTGGGCTTTGCTAACATCGAGGGTACCGAACATCTTTTTTACTGCGGCCCCAAACTCATCAACTGTTACTCTTTTATTACTCATATTAACTCCTCATAATATATTTACTCATTCAACTACTGAGAGATCCTCTATCTCTCATCTTACATATACTATTATACGTGGTTCGGCAATAAATGTCAAGTCTTTTTTTCACCTTTTTCACCTTTTTTTTCATTTACCACCACTACCGACTTTGGAATATGTCCTGCTTCCATAAGCATTTCTAAAAATCTCAGCCTGTCTGTAGCAGGTCCATAATCATCTTCATTGGCTGGGCCGAGATTTTTCTTTTTCATATTAAGCTACCAGTGCTACAAATTCGTTTAACATCATTTTATTAACTTTACGAGCCGAAGTGAATTTACGAAACTGGGTACGTAATTTTCCTTTTGCAACTACTCCATCATCATTAACTGTTCCGGTAGTATCGAAAAGTGCTTCCTGGTCTAATGCTTTATCATTAACCAAAAAGTAAGTTGCATATCCGCTTTGTTTCATTGGAACATATCCGTTCTTGTTACAAAAACTCCTAAGTTCACTCATTTCTCCGTAACCCACTTCATAGTGAAGTTGATGATGGATCGTTCTGCGGTCAGTAATATGAAATCCGATCACATTGATTTGATGTTTTGCTCCAAGATGTTTCAAAAGAGAAGCAGTTAATCCACCACGACTTTGGTCGGTATGTACAAGTCTTTTTGTTTTAGCATCTCGGATGACCAAATACTTTCCTTTGTCGCTGGATCGCATTGAATATGTTTGTCGTTTTTCCATCAATTCAGCATCCCAATAATTACTTGTATTGTCTGCTCCTCCATCTGTAAGAAAAATAGCATTAATTTTTTCTGCTCCAGTTTCCTTTTTAAAATCACTAACCATATCTGTAGCGGCTATAATACATTCGTTCAGAGGAGTAGAACAAGTTCCGTGACCCACTGGAGTACTTAGTCCGGAGTAGTCAAGAGATTTTCCAAGAAATGTGAGATTTTTAAGTTGGGTATTGAACTGACTTGTTGACATTTTTTCGCTGAAATATTCGTGCATTCCCAACCATCCAGGAATCATATGGTTTTGATTCTCCTGTCCGTTTCGCTCATAGAATTTTTCTGTACATTTATCAAGAATTGCTCCAGAGTTAGAGAAGGAATAAACACGAAATGGAATTCCGACTTTCTTTGCAAACATAACAAG